CTAAACGAAATCTTCTATTGATTCAAAAAGAACTTAAACACGGTCAAAAATAATGGCAATTAGTGGCTCAACAGAAACACGGGTATTCCAATTTCCTGTAATACATTCGTGGAAAAATATTATTTTTCTTGATGTTGATGGTGTGCTGAATTGTCAATTGTTCTATACTGCAAGATACAACCACTTAACCCGTCACGATAATATACCTTTATATAAGGTAGTCAAGAAGCACTTGAAAAAACTTGTGAAGCGGAAAGAGATTAGTCGGATGGAATATTATAAAAGTGAGATGTGTCCCGATAGAATGTCTTGGCTTAATGAACTCTGCGAAGAAACCAATAGTGTTGTTGTACTCAGTGCATCAATGAGAAGTAGTTGGAATGTATTGACACTTAATAGAATATTTCAATATTGTGGTGCTACCTTTACGATTATAGATAAAACACCACGTACTGGATATGAGAGGGGGACAGATATCTCGCTTTGGCTTAAAGATAATTGCATGAAATGGTTTGGTGTGAACTATTATGATTTCTATCGTTACGCAATCATTGATGATGATAGTGACATGTTGTTAAATCAACAAAACCATTTCTTTCATTGCGATAATTATTCAGGCTTAACACCCAACACAACTTATAAAATAAAAAGATATTTTACTCACGAAACCTTTTAAAAATGACAGACATCGAAGTAATCGAAAAAGTACTTACATCAAACAAACCATCGGACATATTTAGCGGTGATTGGAAACCCTTATATAAATCATATAGTAGGCTTATTCATCCTGATGCGTGTGGTCAACCTAATGCAAGTAATGCAATGGCTAAGATGAATTACTATAAAGACGTTTTGGAAAATGGCACACCTTATGTTGATGAAGCAGGTCCTTTCCGGGTTTTTGAAAAGAAAATTGTTTATGAGATTACCGATGATAACCGCAAGTTATTAACCAAATCAGTACACAATTACAGACTATTGAAATCAAAGACTGACAAAGCGTCAGTTGGTTTCCATAGATATCTGCCAGAGAGTATGGTGTTAGAAAATGACCGACTCACAATAAATCTGAAGGACCGTGCAGTTCCTCTCACAGGACAGAAATTACAGCAAGTTCACGTTAATTGGCTGTTCTCCAGGATGTTCGAGATTTCTTTGTGGTTTGGTAATATTGGGTACTCTCACATGGGTATGAACCCCACAACAGTCTTCGTAGTGCCTGAGACTCACGGCATTATATTGATTTCATTCTATCATTTGAACCGTTTGGGTGAGAAAGCCGAAACAATATCAGCAAAGTATAAAATGTGGTATCCAACCACGTTATTCATGAAAAAGATTGCTACTCAGGATATTGATTTAGAACTCTGTAAGAAAATTGCACTATATTTGTTAGGTGATAGAAGTGCGGCAGGTACTAAACTGAAGCGAGATAAGGATGTGAATCAAGAAGTATTAACATTTCTTCTGACCAAGCATCAAAATGTGGTTGAAGATTTTGTTCAGTATCGAGAAATATTAAAAAATAATTTTGAAAAGAAATTTTATCCATTAAATTTGTAACAAATTGAATTATCTATCGTATAATAGATTTTTATTATAATAATTATTAGTACTAACAATTAAATTTTTTTATTATGGGAATTAACAAAGAAGATGCTAAGTCATTCGAAGAAATGGCAAGCGAACAGGAAGAAGTACAGGAAACTGTAGCTGAAACTCCTGAAGTAACTGAAGAAGTTACAGATGAAACCGAAACTGAAAATCCTGCTTAATTATGGGTTACAGCAATTGGTCCGATGATGCATACACCAACTTGAGTTCAAGTAAAGGTTATGCACACAAGTCTGCCGATGACATATTTGCCAAGGCAGCTTCAAGCGACATGCTCCCAATGAATCTTGGCATCAGGGAATCACGTGACAGTGATATACATCCTGAATCAATCGCAGTGATTGTTGCTCTTGATGAAACCGGAAGCATGGGTAGAATCCCCGAAGATATCGTTAAAAACGAACTTCCTACTCTCATGAATACCATTATTGATAACGGTATTCCTCACCCACAAGTACTTTTCTGTGGAATTGGTGACCATATCAGTGATAGGTCTCCATTACAGGTCGGTCAATTCGAATCAGGAACAGAGGAACTTGACAAATGGTTATCATCTGTATACCTTGAAGGTAATGGTGGTGGTCAGTGTATGGAGAGTTATCTGTTGGCTTGGCTCGTTGCGGGTCGCCATACTTCCATCGATTGTTTTGAAAAACGCAATCAGAAGGGTTTCCTTTTCACCATTGGTGATGAAGCCAGTTGGGATAACGTCAATGCCAGGTATCTGAAAGATATTCTTGGTTATGCGCAAGCAGATGATGTTACAGATACTCAACTCCTTGAGGAAGCACAGAGACTTTATAACGTGTATCATATACATGTGAATGAAGGTTCTTATCGCAATGACTCACGTGTTTTGGGTTATTGGAAGAAAATGCTTGGTGAAAGACTTATCGTTTTGGAAGATTATCATGCAATTTGTGCTACAATAGCAACTCTTATTGCAGTACAGCATGGTGTTGATATCAAAACAGTCACAAGCAAATTCGCTGCAGGTATTGCAGGTGCAGTAACAACCGCACTCGCAACCGTAGCTGTCGGTGCTATTGTATCGGCAGAAGATGATGGAGTTCTCAAACTCTAACATATTATATCTTTAAATTTTAAAAGGGACGTATGAAAATATGTCCCTTTTTTTGTAACAAATTGAATTATCCATCGTATAATCAGAAAAAACTTACTATGAATATAAGTATTGTATTAGGTATGGGTTTTGGTGATGAAGGTAAAGGTGCTTTCGTCAACTATCTTTGTGGTAAAGTAAAAAACCCTTTAGTGATTAGATTTAATGGTGGTCATCAAGTCGGACACACTGTTGTAGTTGGTGATAAAAGACATGTTTTTTCGAACTTCGGTTCAGGCACACTTTCAGGTGCACATACATATTGGTCTGAATACTGTACTGTAAGTCCAAACGGTGTTATGAGAGAAGGAAAAGTCTTACGTGATATGGGACTTGACCCACACATAGTCTTCAATGGAAATGCAATGATTACCACACCATTTGACATATTAAAAAATCATGTTCTTGATGGTAGGCATAATCATGGTAGTGTTGGTGTTGGATTTGGCACGACAATTCAAAGGAATGAAGACCACTATCATCTGTATGTTAGAGATTTGAAATTTCCTGCAATCCGTGACGCTAAAATCAGACTTCTACAAGAAAAATATTATGGATATATCACACCTGATAATTCCAAAACAAAAACAATGATTGAGGAATTCAAAGTGGCTTGTGATGACCTTGTTAAACGATACGATATTGTCAATAATATCAACATTAGTTATTACAATGATATTATTTTTGAAGGCGGTCAGGGTATTATGTTAGATACCAATTATGGTTTTTTTCCTCATGTTACAAGAAGCAATACTACATCAAAAAACGCATTAGAAATTTTCAGAAAGAATAGTATGGGATGCGAACCCTATCTCAAAACTTATTACGTGACACGTGCATATCAAACACGACATGGAAATGGACCTATGACCAATGAAGGTCTTGACATAACCCACATTAAGGATAACCCCCTGGAAACCAATGTTGATGGATTCCAAGGTGAATTTAGAAAATCTGTGCTTGATATGGATTTATTGAGGTATGCTTTTGAGTGTGATTTGTATCATAACCCCAAATCTTCTAAGAATATTGTTGTTACTTGCTTAGACCAAGTACCGGAAGACCTTCCAGTGACACATAATAACGAATTAATAACAATAAAAACTTCAAAGGTTGGTAGCTGTATTGGAATTCACAATCAATTATCTTCTTATTCTGATAAAGGGGTTGATTAATTAAATTATTGTTTATATATTTGCTAAAAATTATAAATATGTTTGACTTTGACGAAGAATATTCATTAAATTACGGAACACCTGACAGTGTGTTACTAAAGGCGGTACGTGAAGCTGGTTTCAAACCAATAGGTATAACAGTAATATTATGTGAAGAAACCTTTATTTTTAAAGGTGAAGATGAAGCCACAAAAGCAGCGGAACAATTTCTTCCCGAAGGTTGGTGGTATGGTTTTGGTTCATGGGAAGATACTCGTCAACAATACGTGAAAGATGTTTATGGTGGTGATGAAGATGCAGCACCAACAATATATTGGCTCGACAAAAATTTTGCACCAAAAAAACAAAAATGAAATTTTTAATACAAAAAATCGAACGTGAGGTTAGGCATGATTTTAGTTTTACGCTACTGGAAAGCATCAGGTATCAAAATTGGTTACAACGTGACCCAAAGGCTATTACGGTAAAATATATTAATTGCTATGCCAATGATAATATTTGGTTCTTTAAGGATTATCATGTGAATTATGTGCCCGTGGGAAGCGTAGAATTCGTGTTGTCGTGGATGAAACGATTTGGTGTACCAACACCAAAGCCAATGAATGTTCCCGAAGAATTATTTGATTTCGCTCTACGTGGAATCTTTAACGGTCCTCATTACGATATGCTTGACATTTTAGATAGACGATTCGTTAAATCAAATGACCACATAAAGGGTTTTAAGGAAATTATTGATAACAATTATCTGTTACCCGAAGGCAATTATCAATTTTCAGAAGAAATTCGCATTGAAAGCGAATGGCGTGCTTTTGTTTATAATGGTAAATTAGTTGGATTACATAATTACAGTGGAGATTTCGAATTGTTTCCAAATACCTTTACAATTAAAGCAATGATTGATGCATATGAATCAGCACCAATTGCTTATACACTTGACGTTGGTGTTGTTTATAATCATCAACTGACTTTTGTTATTGAATGTCACGATTTCTTTTCCTGCGGACTCTATGGGTTTGCAGACCATAATATATATCCGTACATGTTGTACAGATGGTTTCATGAATACTTAAATAAAAACAAATGATAACAAACGATTTTGAAAAATTAGTAAAAGAGTTTCCAAAACTCTATAAGAAAACCAGCACAGGTGCAATTCAGGAATGGCAAGTCAGTGTTATGACTGTTAATGACGACCCAATTATTGTGAATAATTATGGTCAGGTTGGTGGTAAAATTC